AACTCATCTTGAGGTGACTTAGAATTTACTCCCTTTGAGTATTCTGTACTTGAAGAAGTGTCACTACCAGAAGTAGTAGAGTTTGAGCTATTATTTTGTGTACCATTAATAATCTTCTTATAATCTACGTTGTAGATAGGATTAAAGTCTTGGTCTGCTGAATAGAATAACTGGTTGTAATAAGGCATAATCTCATTTAGAGCAGTCTTAAGCTCAAAGAGCCACCTTCCAACGGTTTCTTGGCCAATCTCATAGTATTTATAATGATTGAGGATTTTTGTATTAAGCTCATCTCTAGATGGAACTGCATAAGCTGTACCATATTGTCTTACAGCATCTGGATCAGTCTGATAGAGTGGATAATCACTCATAGCATTAGTAATAGCTTGCATTGTATCTTCGTAGTACATAAGGTTATTTAAAACCTCTGTATACTTTGCCGGAATCATTGTAGCCCTATCACTCATCTCAGGCATTACATATTCATCTTCTTGCATTATTCTTCTCCCTCATTTTTATTAATAAACTCATATTCTGGGATTTCATCAAGCTTTCTTCTCTTGACAGAGATATTAGTACCAAAGATACGGTTAATCTCTTTACAAGCTTGCTGACGGCTCTTTAGCATAACATCTTCACAAGCTTTAACCTGCTCATTGTTAGCTTCAACCTCATTAGCAACCATACGCTCACGTTTATCCATATTAGCATTGTTGATACCGAGGTCTGTAAAGACTTCATTTAGGATCATATGCTTTTGAGTCTGGAGTTGAGGGAATACGATAGGTGCATTAGTAGTTAAGGTATCTACCATCTCATTAATATCAGATAGATCAGAACTCCAGATAACAGGCTCATTATCTTTACGCTGGTTGATAGCATTCTTAAGGGATAGTTTCTGTTTCTCAGAACATCTTACAATGATTGGAGTCTTAACAGCTTCAACATTGGTATCTATTGCTCTATCAATGTTGCAGAGTTTATATGCATAATGGCGTATAATAGGAAAGTTTGGTAACATAAGGTCATTATTGCGAATAACATAACAGTTCTCTCCGTTGACTAGTTTTTCACCACTGTATACATAATTTTCTGCTACAGGATATACTGAAGTAGGATCACCATAACAGTTTACACCACCTTGCTGAGCAAGGCCAGCAACCATATAACCCATCACTGGATCTTTATAGAATATACATTTACCTGAAGTAAAGAGGTATTTTTCAATCCATCTTTCGTCCATATTATTAGGTAAATTCTCCCATTCAAAGAGAGATCTAGCTACAAGCATTAACTTGTAGTAATAGTAGCTAAAGGTCATATTATTGGCCATTTGTGCTACTGATTTATAACTTAGAAGTTGGTAACTATCTTTATCAAACATATTATACTATCCCATTACTTGCATTGTAGTTTAAGAAGTTTGAAGGATTCCTCCAGAACGTCAAACCATTGTTGTAAGCTTCTTTAATTTTATTCATATAGTCGTTTGGTACATTTCCTATAATGTTAGCATTTATAGTTTTAGTATACCACCAGTTTTGTCTATGTGCCACATTAGGAGTCTTAAGTCTGTTAGTTTTATATCCAAACATACTAAAGTAATCATCAATAACTGCAGCCACTTCAGGCTTAATAGAGAGAGGAATTACAGTAAATCTATTTTTATGTGCTGAGTAGTTTAGATCACCGGAGTTGGTATTACCTCTAGCTTGATTTGGCATAAATGATGCTGAGTAAACTTGAGATACAGCATTAGTAACACTTCCAATAAGGGTTGCACCAGCACCTACTACATTACCCATTCCAGCCTGGCCAAGTGCAGAGAGAGTTCCACCTGCAACACCTAGACCAATGTTTACAGCATTCTGACTTAACCAGTTGGTATATGAATCTGAGTTCCAAGAAATTGAAGGGTATTTACCTGCATTAATACCATAGTCATAAGAGTTATCATAATTATCATAATAGCTCATACCTTTATAATCTGTTGGATATAGTTTCATTGAACAACCAGGGCATAAAACACCTTCAAGGTTAAACTTACCATCTCCATCTACAAAGTCCTCATAGTGATAGGTTACTGTTGTACCAGCATTGTTAGTAATATTGAAGTAACAATAGGGGAAGGTAAAGAGTTTAGCATTTTTAGGCTCGTATGTTTTACCAACTTTAGATGGTTTATAAACAGTATAACCTTCTTCAAGTCTACCTACATACTCTGAAGTGGTTGGTACATATACTGTTAAGCTACTATTACCTACATTCCAGGTTGTTTCAGTATATAGAGGGCCTCCAAGATTAAGAAGATCTCTAGGGAATACAAACATATTATAAATTTCTTCTGCTTTACCAAGACCATCATATGCTTCAACTATAGAGTGTAATAAACTGACAGATGAAGTAAATATATAGAATAAACCATTAGGTAGTCCATTAATAACAGATGATGGTTTAGTACCAATTGATCCTTCAATCTTGCTAACACCAACTGCATACCACATTGTAAGAGGTCCAATTTGTGGTAATTCATAACCGGCATTCTTTACATATTCACCAAGTTCAAGATTTTCAGGAAGTACATTAGATCCAATGGCATCATTATTTGTATGCTCACGCTCAATGAAGCTAGGCATAACAGTATAATCAAACTTGAATGTTTGAAGTACATCTACTTCAAATGTAATATCAGTAAGACCATCTGATACATACTCAGCTTTGGTAATAAAAGCATAAAACCACTTATTAGAGTAAGCAGTATTTTGCCACATCATATAATTATATTGTCTGACATTATCTAATTTATCCGGACATCTAAAAGTCCTGGTTTCACTCTGATAACTGACATTAGTGAAGGTTCTTGAAATAATACTAGTAAAATAATTTCTCTGTGCTGTTTCACTAGAGAAGTATAGTGTATTCTTTAGATCATCTTCAAGTGGACAATCCATTAAGTAAACTTTTGATATATTCTGAGCCATAATTAATCCTTATGAATATTATAACAGAAATTCAAGGATAACCCCACCATTTAAGGTGGGGTTATTTAATGCTACGAGATCAAGGTATTTGTAGTACCATCAGGGCTAGTATAGTTACTATATTGTGTAGCATCTGAGTAACCATACAAAGCTGTAGTAAATCCAATGAATTGGTTGTCGTGGAATACACACTTTGAACCTGCTATATTACAAGCTGTTGTTAGAGAGCTTGACTCTTGTTTAACAAACTTGTTATTAGCTACAATTGCCTTAAATCCTGTTAAGTTAGACAAGTTAATTCTAATATTATTAAGTACGTTATTACTAATAATATATGAACCATTTGCAGAAGGATCCACTAAGGTTGCTACATTACCACTGTTATTGTTATTAACAATGTTACCATCAAATAGTTCAAGCTTATCAGTGTAAGCTGAAATATATTGAGGTCTAGTAGTGTTAAACCAGTCTTTATTAATAAAGTTAGTATCATAATTAAAGGTATTATTTTTAAATACTAACTTATTATTTGCAGAGTGGAAACCTACGTTATTAAGAGTACAACCTTCTACAATGGAGTTTAGCTTAATATCATCTGTACGATTATCAGATAAGATATATGGTCTGCCATCAGCACTATTAGTAGGGTTACCATTAATGATACAATTAGTGAATCTGTAGCCAGAGGTGTAGAAATTACTCTTGTCAAAGTTGATGATAGAATCACTTACATTGATATAAACACTATTACTACACTGTAATCTTGATACAGTAAAGGTTGACGCATTAATATAGATAGGTACATCTTTACCATATAAGAACTGACCATTGTAAATATCATCAATTGTACAGTCATTCAAGGTAAAGCCTTTAATATCATTAGATGAATGGAACGAGAAGTTATATTTGTATGAATTATACATAGCGATAACATCTACGTCTTTGTGCATTGTGCATGAGTTAAACACGATTTCGCCATGTTTATCGCCAGCTGTAGTGATTAACACTTGGCCATAGTTATCAAAGGTTGTATTATCTACATTTACATCAATATTGTAAACTTGCTCAATATGAAGTGATCTTTGATAGTTGTAGAAGTAACAGTTTTTAATGTTAAATACTTTCTTAGCATTTGTTCTAGAGAACTCACCAAGAACCATACCACATCTACCACTTTGAGAGCCATTTCTACCTTTGCCATCTTCTGCACCAGGATAAAGGGTTGGGATAGCTTCCCAGCTTGAGAAGTGACAGTTTTCAACATTAATGTTTACTGAATATGAGTTATCTACATCTGGTTGGTTATCTTCATCTTCAACAACACCAACATAACCGAAGTAAAGAGCATCACCACGAGCATCTTCAGTGTTGTCTGCTGATCTACCACCAACTAGAGTACCTTCAATATTGGTAATATCAGCTGATTTACAGTAGTGAGTCCATAGACAAGCTGAGTAGAACCAGTAATAGAAGTTAAGATGGTCTGCTTTTACATATCTTGCACCATTGATGAAGAACATACCACGGCCACCTTTAGGGTGAACATTTGTTTCACTGAAGTCAGCAGGGTTACCTGATCCATCAAAGTTACCATTTAAGATATAACATTTGGTATCTTTGGTTTTATCCATATTGATTGTGAAGATACCATACATATAGTAATTAAAGCTTGAGTTAAGCTTAATCTTACCACCGTTGAAGTTCATCTTAAATGTAGTAGCAGTAACATCAAATACAGTGTAATTTGTTACATTGTAGGTTTCATCATTGAAGTCAACTTCTTCAATTGCATTAGTATTAATATAAGAAGCTAACCAAGTAAAGTCTGCATCATAGTTGCTTTTACCAGTAATACCAAACTGTTTGACATTAATCTTCTTACCTTCTGGTACTAATACAGCAAAGAGGCCATCATTGACTTCATAGATAGCCTTATCATCAGCAGTAAGTGAAGCATCTGTAATTTGGAAGGTGCTTGCACCACCATCATTGACAGTAGCATATCCAAGAGTCTTAACAATATCACCTGCTACGAAGTTCTTAAATTGAAGCATATCTGCTGTAGTATCAAAGTAGATATGGTCAATCACATTTCTGAGAAGTTCAGCAAGTGTGCCATCATCATACATAGCATCAATTTTATTGTTAATTTCCTTTTGAACATCAAGGTTATCAAAGTAATCGTGAACATAATTGTAGAGTGTGGTAAATTCTTCAATATAATGATCAACGGTTTCTTTGGTTTGTTTAGACAGCTTGTTAAACATTCTGATAAGCATATTTACACGGGCGTACATTCTAGCTGTCTGTTGAAGTACGGTTCCGGACTCTTTGTCATAAAAAGCTGGCTGAATGCCAGTTTCCACCCAAGGTGGTAAAAATTCTACAAAGATATTTTCCATTTATTTATCCTTAATAAGGGGTGGTCTGGCCACCCCTTTATTAGTTAATATTAAGCTACTGTGATAACAATAGCACCTGTGACTGAAGCGATAGTAACTTTACCATCTGCATAAGCACCAGCAACAGCTGAGCCACCCATAGTAACAGTTACAGTATCACCTGCTTCAACACCATCAAGTTTGGTGGTGAACTTAGAACCTTCAAGAGCAGTTTTACGCTTGTTTGAAGCAGTAACACCAGATTTGAGAGTGTAAGTAACAGTAAATTCTTCAACTTCACTATCAGAGTCAGCGTCTGAAGAAACGATGAATGCAACAGCGTTACAGAGAATGCTGTAGCCGAGAGTCTGCCAGACGTGAAGAATGTGGTTGCGATAAAGGCCAAGACCGTTCTCAAATTCACGGAAGGTGAAGAGATCATCATAGACCTGGAAGAAGTTGCGATCAACGAGAGCTGCGATCATTCCAGGGACTGGAAATGCGTCGATAACTTCTTTGGTTTCTGAGTTGAACGAAACCAAATCTTTATTAAATGAGCTGGCAAGTACATCTACATTACAAGTGACGTCTGTTGGGTTGTCAACAATGAGAACCTGCTCATCTTTCTTTGAGAAGGTAACAATTGGCTTAATGTCTGTTGATTGTGCTTCAAGGTAAGCATTGTTATTTGAGTTAGCAAAGACCATATCACCAGAAACTGTTTTAACAGTTTTGATGAAAGCTTTAGCGTTAGCTTCTGAAGCTTGTGGATCTGGAACAGCTACAGCAACCATAGCACCGTTGTTATAAGCTTCAGCAAAGAGTTCACGCATAAGAATATACTCATCAAGTTCTGCTGAGTTGCGAATGGTTGTAAAGAGGTTCTCAAGATATTCAGAAACACCTTCATAAGACTTGAAAGCCTTAGCAAGAGCTTCTGGAGAATCTGTAAGAACATATGAATCTTGGCGATTCATTCTGTGGAAAACTACCTTAGTATCAGGGAGTTCACGCTTAAGAAGTTCAGCACCAGTCTGATCAAAGGTTTTAGCTTTGATGAAGTTGTTGTAAACTTCTTCTACAGTATCGCCAAAGGTCTTTTTGCCTTTTTTGAATTTGCCAAGTGGATTCTGCCAGCTCTTTTTGATGAGCATAGGTGCATAAATCATATTAGCAAGTGTGTTTACAAATTCGTTGTAAACAACTGCGTTGTTGAGGTCCGTGATAGCTTCGCCAACTTCTTCAATGTTGTTGCGAGTAGCTTCAGGAACACGATCCTGGTAAGCTTGTGAAGCATTATCACGGATAGTGTTTAGGAGTTCAATTGCGTCCATTTTTAAACATTTCTCCGTTAGTTAATATTAGTGTTTTTTGACAAAGTTACCTTTGTCATCAAATAAATTCTCAAACTTCCTACGCTCAACAGGTTCCTGTTTCAGACCTGTTTCTTCTTCGGCCTGTTTGACTGGAGTCTTTTCAGTACCAAGCTGTGTGAATAATTTCATATTAGCCTGTCTGATAGCTTCCATCTCTATTGTATCACGCTCGTGCTGCTTATTCAAACTGCTATTGCTGTCGTAAACTTCAGCAACACCATTCTGAATCTCAGCAAGTCCAGCTCTCATTTCTTCGGCTGTTTCAAGTGATCCAATTTCTTTAATTTTTTCTAAAAAAGTGTCTTTATCCATTTTGTCCTTTCATTAATATATAATAATTATAGCACAATCACTATCGGCTATTATTTTTGAACTTCTTATTATAGATGAACCAAGGGAAGTTTTGTTTAAAGTTTGATGATGGCCCTGGAGTAGGTGGAGTTGGACCTGGTGGGGTAGATTGCCATTCACTATTTCTGAATCCACCTAAGAAGTATGAGATATTATAATTAATAAGGTTTGAGGCAGAACCCCAACCAATACCTTGTCCTTGGTTTTGGCCAAGGATTCTGATAGTAGCACCACCTCTATAATCCTCATCAGCTATAGCAATGTGGCCAGTATAATAAGCACCGTGAGCTCTAAAGACTACTATATCACCCCTTCTAATATTTCTAGCACCTTCAAACATCTGAAAAGGGAATACATTGTTTTGCCATCTTTTATTTGTCCATACTTCATATGCATAACCAATAGGACCTGCTTGTAGCCTTTTACCGTACTGATAGTACAGGTTCATTATTGTGTCGATACATTGGTTTCCAAACGCATAGTCACAGTTAATTCCGGTAGACAAACAATAAGCCCTATATTGATCATAGGTATTATGAGGTACTATTCTATAACCTTGTTGCTGTCCAGCCATTATTTTTTCTTCTTAATAAGTTTAAATACTAATAGGATACAAGTTCCAGCTTCAAGTAAGACCTTAGACATATACTCAGCCCAAATGCTCATTGTAGGTGCTTGAATAGCATTTACAATATCTGGAATTAGGATAGCACTAACGAGAAGTACATCACCAATAAGATAAGCAATAAGTTTAACAGTCTTTGAAGGCTCAAAGCAGTCACTGGCTTCTTCAATGAGTCCACCAATAAGCTGTGCGTCAGCTTCTTTAGCTGGATCAAAAGGTTTTTTATCATTATCCATATTATCCTCCTTATTATCGTTATCGCTAGGTTCAGGTTCAGGTTCAGGTTCAGGGGTCGGCTCAGGCTCTGGAGTTGGCTCTGGTGTAGGTTCAACAGGTTTAGGATCTTCTACCCAGGATATAATCCTAGAATCCAGTAAGGTTTCAGACCAGCCTGAGAAACCACTAACTCCATATGTTTTACCAATACTATCAAGAGTTGCTTTTACTGAGCCTTTAAAGACCTGGAAGTTAGGCTTATGAGTATATGGTGATGAATATACTGTAATTTGGTCACCTTGTCTATAAGCTTCTGCAACGTGGCCGTACTTTCCACCTTCCCACCAAACCGGAATCCATACACCTTCTGGTAGGTTGTAATCCCTATGTTTTGTACCGTTTGCTTGCCAAGCAGTCTTAGCTGAATAAGAACTACCTTTTGCACCAAATGAAGCGTGTACAACTGCTAAACACCAGCCATACCAATCTGTTAGGATTCCACCACCTTGATATACATATAGTGGGTGTTTTGGATCATTATCCAAATTAGGTGATAATATTTGTTTCCAGGCCATAGTCACTCCTTTCTAGCCTATTTTCTCCCAGTTAGCTGTATCTATCATATATACATATTTATCGTATTGATTATTTATATCGTATGAATGATATTTAATTTCTAGGTTAGCAGTAACATTTGCTGAAGTTGTAATAGTTACACTACCAATTGAGTATTGATGGGTGACAATAGCATTAAGAGGATCAGTAATATTTGTATCATCAATTTCAATAGTTTCTGGTGTTTCAAGTACATAATAAACCTCATCTCCAGGTGTAAGAGTACCACTAGTACAGACATAATCTGTAGTGATAGTTTCACCATTATAACTTGCAATATAGCCAATTCTTCTACTCAAATTCCATTTAGTACCAGTCCAGCTAATTTCATCATAAGTACCATTAACATCAGCTAAATAATTAGAACCTAAAGGAATTGTGACAGTATCAGAATCAGCAGTAATATTAATATTACCTGTTAGTGGTGTCATTCCAGAGAGAGTACCTTTGATAGTGAATCCAGCAATAGCACCAGTGTCATTAAAGGTCATTGTGATATTGTTACCGGTAGCAGTTGTATCAGTATAAGTCTTAGGTACAAAATAGAAAGTGTTAGGATCTGCAGTTGCTGGAAGTTCATCTACAATAGTAGGAATAGATAAACTATTAGCAGAAGAACCTTGTACACCCTGTGGAATACCAAAGTTTAAGACAGCTTGAGTAGCAGTTCCAACGTTAGTAACATATGCTGATTGATTAGGTGCTAAGGTTTCAGTTGCACCAATCGTAATAGTAGCATTCTGACCTGCTGGACCTTGAGCACCAGTAGCACCTGTTGCACCGGTTGCACCAGTAGGGCCTTGAATACCAGCAGGACCAGCAGGACCTTGTGGACCAGCTGGACCTTGAGGACCTTGTGGTCCAGGCTCACCTTGTGGACCTGGAGGACCTGAAATAACAGAATCTACACTGCTGATTCCAGGTTCTTCAAGTGTAATATTAATATTTTCCATTAATCCTCCTCTGGTTCAAAGACCGTTTCTTGAATATTCAAATAACCATAAAGTGGAGTATATACTGTACTTCCTAAGGTCATTCTTAGATCATATAAATAGTAATCTGGAGTAAGGGCTTTAGTTTCTGCTGGAGTGAAGTCAATCCTGTATTTACCAGTGTCAATCTTTGTAATACCAGTACCCAATCCCTTGGTAATTAACATAGGTGTATTATAGTTTAATTTAACTCCCATAGTAAAAGTGGTCAAATCCTCTTGGAGGTTAGTGAATGTGACCGTGAAGCTGAACTGATCGCCTTGCTTAACATTAAAGATTCTTAGCATATTATTTATCCTCTAGTTTAGTTTCTATGCGTACTATAGATTTTTCAATATTAGTAATTCTATCTAGCATACCATTGTGAGCATCTACCCTGTCTGATAGGGCCTGCATCTTATCATCTAATTTCTGGTCTCTCTTGGCCTGTTCAATAGAGTTCTTCTTATTAGATACAGTATTAGTAATAACAACACCAGCAAAGGATAGGCCACCTGTGATTAATGCTATTACAATGTTTTCTGTTATCATAATTTTATTGTAACACAAAAACTAAGACCTGTGAAAAGGTCTTAGTCAAACAGCATAGGGTGACTACTGTTTATGTATCTGAGTGACAGAATACAACCTAAATATACTATCTTCTAATACTAAAGTCAATCACTTGCTTGAAGTCAGTACCACATAGATCCGTAGCATAGAAGATATTACCTTCTCTGAATGTATCAAATACTTTGTTAAGTCTATCATTCAAGAAATTAGTATTATATATATCACGTTGCCAGTATGGTGACTGCTTAACCATATTAGAGAATACAATAGTATGGTCATCTATTTCACCATCATATGGTTTGATAAACCAAACATTAATTCCATCTGTTAAATCGTGAAGATATGAGCAGGCAAACTTGAACTCATTATATACAAACATAACAGTAAGCATACTCTTATATTCTTTAAGTGATTTAGGAAGATGAGGCTGTGGATCAGATTGCCAAGAACCGGTGTTAATCATATCTTTATGTTTACCAATGGCCAAGTTAGAACCTGTGGATTTACAGTGTTCAATACCCATAGTAACAAACAAAGGTTGTCCATTTTCATCTTCTCCAGCCGGAATCTTAGTGGTCCTAATATCACCCTGTTTCATATTAGATATAATCTTATGAAGTCCCCACTCTGGGATATAAGGACATACTCTAGATATGGTGTTTCCAACACACCATATTTTAGTGGTAAATCGCTTACGATCTACAGTAGACCATAGGTTGACCAGCTTATCCGGTTCACCAGGAAGATATGGAGTACGAGCGAAGAATTCCTCATAGATAATATCATCTACATCTAGATAGGAAGCACCAGCATAATGTTGCTCTGCATTAAGGCTCATAACATAACCAATCTTTTCACCCCTCTTAGTTTTACCAGATTCAAAGTCATAATAAGCGAAGAATAACTGTTTTTTAAACATTACTATACAGTTATATCTACCACCTGTAAGAGTGGTAACATCAACATCTGAGAAATATTGCTCAATCTTCTCAGGTTTAATTTCTTCAGCCCATCTTCTCAGTAAGATGAATCTTCGGCCAGTCTTAACATATTTTACGACAGCCATTTTATGCTTAACCTGATAAGACTTACCATCAGACCTTGCACCAAAGATAAGGTTATATAGACAACCTTTACTAGCCAACTCATCAATATTATAGTGTGTTTTCTTTACGTTGCTCATAGTTTGAATTTCGCCCTTTCTGTACTACTATTAATTAGATCAGCGTAATCTTCAGCCTTACCTAACTTATATGTAGTTGGAAGCATACAGACACCTGTCTTATCTGTAACTTCATATTTATTACCCAGATAATCTGTAATCTCTACAGGTATCTGTCTATCATTATAAGCCAAAGTAAGCTTGTTTGTATGCTCAAAGTCAAAGATTAAATCATCTCTGAAGTCATCTAAGGACTTTAGACACTTAGCACCACCTTCTTTAGGTACACCTGATACTGTAACGTGGATCTCTCCATCAATTTCATATGCATATTTCTTAGCACCTTGAGTGATGAATTTATCATAGGTAACTTCACGACCTTTACCTGTTTCACATTCAAATATACCTAGAAGGTGACTGTTACCTTTAATATCAGTTGGTGCGAAGCGTTCAAATGGTATATTTCTTAGTTCACTAACCTTTTTAATTCTTTCTTCAACTGACTTATTATATTTCTCAAAGACAGACTTATCATAACCTGGAACAACCTTGCAGGAATCAGTATCGCAGTATGCTACATACTCATCAAGATCAATAACCCTTCTTAAAAGATTATCCCTTGCATAAGCAGTACACCATACACCCCAAGCGAAGTTTAGGAATCCTCTCTTTTTTGACTTAAGTAATTCTGTTTTAATTTCATTATTTGCTAGAGGTCTTTCAACCCATTCATCAAAATTGATAAAGTTTACATTTGCACAAATAGTGTTAGTTACTGTCATACCATACAGACTGTTGAATGCACCTTTTTCTCTAGCATACTCAAGTTCTTTACCTTCAACGTTCTTGAGCTTGGTCTTTAAGACATATTTATCTAGAATGAAGTCAACATACTCAATAGGAAGATAATTATAAATAGAACAGTAGCATTCTTCAATCTCATAAGATTCATACTCATAGGTATCCAAGATGAATCTCAGGTCTACATCAGTTACGGTAATTAGAATCTCATCTGCACTTATAATACGGCCGTTATCATAGTTAGGATAGCCTTTAATGTTTAGACACTTAGAGCTTGATACAAAATTGTTAAGATATTTACATTTAGGTTTCTTAATTCTAACAGTCATAAGATATGCAAAATTAGGTAACATATTATCTGCTGACTTTAAATTGCATTTAATAAATTCTGTACTAGGAAACTTATAAGATACAAGTACATAAGGATAAGCACTCGTTTCATCATAACTATCAACATTTTCAAGAATTTCATCAGAATAAATATAATTAGCGTGCGTATAGCCACCTGCAAAAGCATCAACTAGCATATTATATACATTTGGATCAGTATTAATCTGTCTTGATACTTTTCTAACATATGAAGAATTTGAAAGAACTAATTTCTGTAATTGTTTTCTAACTTTACCTGTACTAGTAGTTGGTAATCTATCAACTCTCTTATAAACCTCAAGTTCTTTTAAGATATAATGATAAGTTACTAAACAGTCAAACTCACAGTATCCCATCTCTTTCTTTGTAAGAGGAGTAATTGGTGTACGAAGCTTAGAATAATCAAGATCACCAACCTTCTTTTTAACAGGTAATCTATATACATCTGGAAGATAAGCTAATTTAAGATTTGACAACATCAGAGTACAACGAAGTTCAATATTATAATCTTCAAGTTCACACCTAATAAGTTGTCTACTTTTTCTGCTCATAACATCTTTAACACGGAGTACAGACCAAAGAGCTTGAAATTCAAATGAAAGGTTGTGTACAAAGATAATTTTCTTATGATCATCATTATCAACTAAACGATCTAGAAATTTCTTAAATTCTTCCCAGGTCCTTCCATAATATACAGTATCATTAATAGAGAATTGCCAAATGTACATACAAGCCTGCTTGATGCATTTCTTCTGCTCATCATCAGTCAGAGATTGATAATCTCTAGCATTGATAACTTTTCCATCTAGGATAAGATATGAAGTTGTTTCAATATCAAAGGTGTAGACTGTGTTATCAACCTTCTTAGTCTTACCCAAAATGTCAACCCTATGCCCTCTGTATTCTGTCCAGTGTTTCATATTAACTCTTTACATACTTATAATATAGATATTCAGCTTCTCTACGCAAATATTCATTATTAATCTCTACAAATTGTTCCAACATTGTAATCCAACCAGGAATATCAACATTATCCTCTCTAGCTTGCATAACCAAGTTGTAGAAATCACTAGGAGGAATTCTATCTAGAATTGAATTTCTTTTATGTTGGATAATATCATAGAACATATTAGTATCTCTATCAGATATATCCTTTCCAACCATACCTTTAAGAGTTTCTTTAACAGTTGCTCTTGTTTGTTCTCTAATGTTGAATATACCAACATTAGAGAAACCTTTACTTCTTAAGAAGTGTCTAAATTTTTTATTAATTAATATTAGTTGTCCACCAGTAGCTTCACGAAGTTTACTAACCTTAAGTCTTTTCCTTCTAGTCATACTTAAGTACCTACTATCTTTTACAAAGGTTAAGAACTCTTTTCCTTTGTACTTACCATAGTTACCACCTTTTTCAAGACTTCTAAGCCTTTTATTTATTTTCTCTGTTTGAACATAGATATTGCTGGTGATGGTACTTCTTCTAGAACGGCCAGAGGCACTTCGTTTTCTTGGCATAGACTTATAATCCTATTTTATTAATATTTTGGTAAAATCCTTGTAGACTTGATCATTACAATCAATCCTGAATCCTCTTTTTTCAATCTTACGATATAAGTTACAATCTGATAGTAGTCTACAGTCAACTTTGAATTTAAAACGCTTGATAATATAATTATAAATCATTTTGTAATTATCTTCACGTTTGTTTACAAAATTATTTAAATGAAGCTTTGAACTAAAGTAAAAGTTTACCTTTTGACCTTTATAAAAGTTTGTGTAAGTATAAGGTGATACTGCTAGATCCTTTGCAATACCCCTTCTGGTTAATGTTGTCATTTTTCCTCCAATGCTAGAATCTTCTCTGATTCATTAATATCCTTATATTCTTTTTCTTCTTTGGTCTTAACACCTTTAAGCTTTTGCCTGGCATCAAATACTGATTTAAGTGCATCTACCAACCGGTTAAACTCCGGTTTTTCTAGATCCCTGGTTAAATCTGAGATAATATCTAAACGTTCTTCAAGTTTATCCTGATATTTAGGTTTCTTTTTAAATAGTTTCATTTTTCACCTCCAAATAGTAATTCTAAATCGTCGTATAAGTTAGTCCAACTTTCATTAGATGTAGCTCTAATAATATAAGCTTGATCATTCAATCTAGAAAAGTCTTTAAATTTAAATCCAACATCTTTCAACCTTTTCCAAGCCTTGAGTTTTTCAACTGCTTTTTCTGCTTCTTCTTTGGTTTCAAAATAGTTGCCAAACTTTCTCAAATTAGTTTTATCGTAGTCGGTAACATAAGTTGTATCTTGCACTTCTCCAGCTGAGTCAACAAACCAAAACTCTTTTGGTTCTTCGTAATCTTCCCATTCCTTGCAAATTTTACCTAATTTTGAGTTGAAGTAATTGAAGTCTTTACTAAATAAATCAATCATAAATTCATCTGTTAGTAACTCTTTAGAGTTTATAATTTCACCTGTTTTCTTATTTCGTAGTTTCATTTTTCCTCCTTGCAGGGCCACGTTTGCCATTTCTTCCACCGATTGTGCCATAGATGCTGGCACGATCACGACCAGTTAATCCATCTTTACCAACTTTATCTGATGCAAATCCACCGGTTGTACCCATAATTCCACCAAGTCGGCCTATATGTTTATAGAAATCTGCACCGTGTTTACGTTTGTTAGTTTCTGAGGCCTTAAGACCTCCTGCTTTAGTTCCGGCCATTTTATAATTCCTCACACTCTACGGACGTTGTTTCAAATTCACAAGTCTGTTTAGCAATTCTATTAAGCTCTAAGGCTTCACCCACTGTTAAGTGGCCATATTTAGTAGTGAAGTCACTCATTTTTATTCCTTTCTTCTAATGCATTGGCAATTCTTTCCAATGCTTTTGCTATTCTTGATAGATTGAAGTCATATACTTCTTTCATTGCATTTATCCTTCCTTTCTATCTTTATTATATCACATTTTTTCATTTGTAAACAGGTTTTTGTACAATATTGGTAAGTTTAGTTTTCCACATTTCCACAGGCCCAGTTAGATCCGGTTGGTAA